GTTGTACTATCTCTGCAAGGTGCAGAGCCGTTGGGGGTGGCCTCACTGGTGGTGAGCCTGCGCCGCGAGCCTTTCAAACCGCGCCTTCTCCCTGGCCCTGTCTATGGGCTTGGGCGGCTGCTTCGTGCCTGCTCGGGCGGGCTTCGTGTCCCACGGCAGCGGCACGAGCTGGCGCGGCGTGAGCTTCTTCTTTATGTGGGGCTGTATGCAAATCGCCGCGTGCAGCCTCGTCCGTTCCCATGCGCCGCGCTCGGTGGCGGCGGCGTTGTCGGCGTAGGCGCGGCAGCAGGCGGCGAACTCGTCGGGCGAGAGCGAGCAGAAATCGCCCACGCTCATCCCCATCACGCCCACGGCGTGGCCGAGCAGCTCCTCTATCGTGGCATTTTTTTTTGCGCGTCGGCGTTGCCGGCGGCCTCGCCGCCCGCTTCCTGGCCTATGGCCTCGGCCCACGCGGCGAGGTCGGCGGGTGTCACGCCGTCGGCGAAGTCGAGCAGGGGGACGCTGAACTCCACGCCGTCGTGCTTCGATGCCGACGCTATGCAGCAGTAGAGGTAGGCGCAGAGGTCGGTAAGGCTCGTGCCGTCTATCTCGGTCACTTCCTTGCCTGTCTCTCTCTTGAAGCGCAGCATCGCTCCCATAGTGGCGCGGCAGGGGTATTCCTTGCCGTCGATGGTGACTGTTATCTTCTTCATGTCGGGTGGTCTTTAACCTTTGGCCGCTCCCCCCGGCCAAACAGTTCGGGCGGGGAAAGCGGTCACTTGGTGGTTAGGCGGCGGCCTTTCCGGGGTAGATGTCCGGCTCGCCGTCGTTTTCGAGCGAGATGCTGTAGGTGGAGTCGTCCTGCGCGGGGGCGGTCTGCTCGAGCGAGGTTATCACGAACTTGCCCGAAAGGTAGGGGGCGGTGTCCTCGCCACGGCGGAAGGCTTTCACCTCCACGCTGTCGCCCACGCCCCAGAGGGCTGCCGTCTCGGTGTAGCCGTTCTCGGTCTCGCCGTAGAATATCAGACCCTCCGCGCTGATGGAGATGGAGAGGCCGGTCACGCCTTTCGCCTTCCACAGTCCCGCCGTCTTGGCGGCGGAGGCGAGGGGCTTGTAGGCGCGGTCTTTGGTCTCGGAGTTGTAGGTGATGGTGTGGGTGGAGCAATGCCCCACCGCCTTGCCGCCCACGGACAGGAGCAGGTCGCTGCCGTTCTCGAAGTAGTTTTCCATAATGCTGAAAGTTTTTCTCCGCCGCCGGCACGGTCACAACGGACGGAAACGGAGGCGGAATTGTTGTTATATTTTTACGTTGAATATGAGTTCTTTCACGAATGCGTCGTCGTCCCACGAGTCGTTGGTGTCGGCGAGCAGGCAGGAGCGCATGAGCAGCCCTCCCGCCTCGTGGCGGGCGTAGTCGAGAGCCGCCCGCACGCGCTCGGCCATCTCCACGCAGCCGGCGTAGGTGGCGGCGTAGCAGGCCACGCAGACGCGCACGGTGTCGCTGCCTATGGCCGCCTTTGTGGCCGCCTGCTCGGCTGACACGCAGCGGTAGGTGACGTAGGGCAGCGTGGCGTCGTAGGCCACCACCGGGTAAATCTTGGTGGCGAGGTCGGCCACGTCGCTCGCGGCGAGAGCGTCGCGGATAATCAAGCCCGCGCTTAACGATGTCTGTCTCATAGCAGCTGTTTTTTTCTCAAAGCCTTGTCGAGGTCGGTCTTGAGCTCGGCGAAGAGCGCGGCCTCCACGTGGCGGGTGGCGCGTTCCTCTGCGCGTTGCAGGAAGCGGTAGGCTGGCATCGAGCCTGTGGCGTGGCGCGAGCGGCTGCGCGTGCCGCGTGTCGTTCGGCTCTGCGTGCCTTCCTGCGCCCACATGAGTATGGGCTTCTCCTTTCCCTGCCTGTTCTTGTGGTAGCCCTCCTTGCCGTGGGGCTTGGTGGTTATCATGAAGCCGAGACCGTAGCGGGCGGGATAGACGCGCAGGCGCAGGCTCTTGGCTATGGCGCGGCGCGTGCCGTGTCCGAGTCCGCTGGCGGCGATTTCGCCCGCCGCCGTGGCGCGTGCCTCCGCTCCCACGCGGCGCGTCGCCGTGCGCATGGCCTTGCGCCGCTCCTTGAGGTCGAGGGCGGAGAAAAGGTCGGCGAATGTATTTTCGGTCTCTTGCATAGTGTTCGGTGTGTCAGATGCGGGCGGCGCGGCTATTCGTTCACGCGCTCGCAGTAGAGCGTCTTGTAGCCGCGCTCTATGTTGGGCGTTATGTTGGTTATCTCGTAGAGGTGGCCGCCGTGTTCCTTCACGCGCCAGTTCTCCTCCACTTCATGCACGGCGCGTATGTTGTACTGCGCCGAATAGTCGGGGAAATGCTCGGCCACCACCTCGGCCCGCCGCCCCGACAGCTTCACTCTCTCGGCGTGGATGGCGGGCTGCTCTTCCCATACGGTGGTCTCCTCGCCGTAGGCGTTGGTGGTCCTTACGGGCTTGAGGGGCGTGAGCCTGTGTCTCATTCCTCCTGTGCGCATCAGCTTTTCGAGAGTTTGCGGTATGGCTTTATGAGGGCTTCGAGTCCGTATGGCACGGCGTGGGTCTGCGCGGCGGCCACGTTGTCGGGCTGGTCGTAGAGCTGCTTGGCGTAAAGCACTATGGCCTGCTGTATGGCGAGGGGCAGCTCGCCGCCGCCCATCTCCTCAAGCTCGGCCTCTGTGCGTGCCGTGGCGGTGAGGATAAACTCCTTCGCCGTGGAGAGCAGCAGCTCGAACTTGTCGTCGTCGGTGTCGTAGTCGTCGGCCTTGCAGTACCATTTGAAGTAGGCCAAATCAAGTAAAGCCATAGGGTGAATTAGGTTTTGTAAATCAATGCTTTATATAGGGTGGCCACTTTTGGGTGGTAAAGTGGCACTTTGCGGGTCGTAAAGTTGCCGTTTACGGTCGGTAAAGTGGCACTTTGCTGTCCGTAAGTGGCCACCCCGGGGAGAGAAACGCGGATTGCCTTTATTTAAGTTTACGCGGTCTTGGCCACGCCGAGGACGAACGCCTCGTCGCGCAGGGTGACGGTGGCGAAGTTGGCGTTGAGCACGAAGTCCACGGCGTGCTTGCGGGCGAGAGTGTAGGGGTCAACCACGAAGTCCATGCTGCCGAAGAAGCCTGCGGCCTGGTAGCTCCAGTCGCCGAAGCCTATGTTGCCCGCGCCGATGGCCGACGTGGTGAACACCGGTATGCCGAAAATCATGTCGTTCTCGCAGAGGAAACGCCCGCTGCCCGCGTCAATCTTCACGTCCTCAAGCTCGGCCTTCATGTCCTCGGTCATCACCCAGCAGGGGTTGGAGAGCGTTATGCCTTTCGAGGTGACGGCGGCTTTCATCTTGAGAAGTTCCTTGCGCGTCGGCACGGCGGCGGCGAACGATACCTTGTTGTTCTCGGCGGCGGCCACGAAGGGACCCACCACTTTCTTCGCCGTTCCGTCAGAGCCGTTGGCCTCGGTGGTGAACAGCACGGCGTTGATGCAGTCGGCGATGGCCTGCGGCATCTCCTCGCGCACCACGCTCTCGACGATGCCTTCCGACTGGTCGAGCTCTTCTTTGGTCACGGGGATGGCTATGCCCAGGCGGTAGGGCTTGGCCTCGAGTTTCGAGAAGTCTATGCTGCTGTCGGCGAGTTCCACTGCCTCGTCGGCGAAGGTGGCCACGGCCTTCGTGTGCTTCGGCCAGCGGAGCGTGCCGGTGAGGCCGGTGCGTATGGTCAGGCCTACCTTGTCGTAGATAAGACCCTCGCGCAGGGGCTTGAGCATCTCCTGCTCCTGCACCGGGATTATGCCTGTGCCTTCGAGGGCGGCGGTGGTCTGCACCTCGCGGCAGAGCGTTATCTTCGCGGTCTTGCCCGCGTAGAGGGTTTCGCGCAGCTGCTTGTCGCTGTCGAGCTTCACCTCCACGAGGGGGGCTTGCGCGGCCTGCGCTTTCATTTGGAGCATCTGGTTCTCGCGCACAAGTGCCTCAAGCTCTTTGGTCTCGGCCTCGGTGCGCTCGCGCTGCTCCTTCTCGCAAGCGTCCGCCATCTCCTGGATGCGGGCGCAGTTCGCCTGATAGCGGTCTATCAGCTCGCGAACGTTGGTGATTTTTCTGTTCATGTTGATTTAACCCTTTAAAATATCTGTTTTCGTTATGGCAATGGCCTGCGGCCTATATCCTCATGCCTGTGGCGGCGAGCCTCCGCATCTCGGCCACCTGCTCCTGCATCCTGCCGCGCGGCTGCTCTTTCTTCTCGGTCTCGCGGCGCAAGGCGGCGAGCTGCTCGCGCGTCTCCACGCTCGTGTCGGTATAGGCGGGGTCGGCGGCGAGCGTGAAGTCGTAGATGCCGAGGATGGCCTTCACCCTGTATGTGGTGACGGCGCGGGAGTCCTTCACCTCGGTGGAGCGTTCCACGCAGTTCTCGTCGTAGTAGTCGGTCGTGAAGGCGAAGCTGCACCCGCTTATGTCGCCGCGCTTCACCAGTTCGAGAGCCTTGTCGCCGTCAACGGTGGCGGGTGCTTCAAACTCAAAGCGCACTCCCTTGTCGTCAACCTCGTAGGAGAGCGTGCCGCCGCCCTTGTTCGAGCGGGCGAGAATCAGCTGGCGGTCGTGAAACATCGTCATCTTTATGTCC